TTCCTCCCTATAGACTCGCGCTGAACGTTGTAGCTGCCTGCGTCCCGGCAAGCCGCGCCGGATAGCAGACGTATTCCCCCTGATCCCAGCCTGCGCGAATCGCCAGGCCCTGAACCGTAATTACTTCAAACTGGTAGCGGCGACACGTCCGGCCATACTGCCGGATAATCTGGATCATGAGCTGCGTGTTACTGGCGACCTGGCTGTCAGTGACGCGAACGGTGATCACGTCCCAGTCAATGCCCGGCTGCCGTTCCAGTAATTCGACGTATCCGATGCCAAGCCGCTGGAAAATACTGATAAATCCTTCAACCGAACCCGCATCACCGGCATTCACGAACGCATAGGCCACACGCTTACGAAACAGCGCGAGCGGCTCACCGTTAAACCGGGTGATATCCCGGTCATACGCAATGAGGTTTAACAGCGGTTCCGCACACGTCAGCGGATCAAACTGGCTAACGGGCCATGTCACCCACTGGTAAACCTGCGCCCACCATTTCCGCGCGGCGGCGAGTAATTTCTTTGGCTCGCCGTTATCCATCCAGAACGGCAGCGCCAGAGCTGCCAGCTTTTTGACAAAATCAGTCATTTTCAAGACTCACAATTAATGAACGCAGGCGCGGCACACTCAGATCGCTTGTAATATCCGTCAGCGAAAAGGCCACTGAATCAGCCAGCGTAAAATAACGGTGGATCTCTTCACCCAGGCGGGAGAAAGAGAACCGGCTATAGGGCCATGTTTTGCGCACTTCAAAATCCGTATTTTCCCGAAAGGCACAGCGGATCAGGTTTTCAATGCCCTTGCTCAGCGCCTGCCGCTCGTCATCGCTGACGTTATCCAGATTTTTCACGCTGATTTTTACGCTCAGATCGTGACGGGTTTCCGGCATCGCAAAACACTGCATGTCATCACCATGGCCATGATGACCGTCGTTGATGATGTAGTCGTTTACCGACTCAACGAACGGCGCGGACGTCACGCCTGAATCAAGCAGCAAATAGGCATTGGCAGTGCCGGGGCCACGCGGGGCGTCATGTTCAAAATAAATGCGGTCAACGCTCAGCCCGGCCACACCCGCAATCATTGAGCGGTAAACGGCGTCAGTGTGGTAATTACCGACCAGGTTAAACTGATTGCGGCAGCGCTCGCGTAATTCGTCGTCCGACTCTTCATCAGCGCCCGGCTGCGTCAGCCAGTCCTCTTCGTTCACAACGTGGCTTATCCCCGCCACTTCCACAGGCAAAATGCGGTAATAGCCCGGCGCAAGGTTAAACCCCGCCCCGCTGCCGGTGGCTTTCACCGCGATTAACGCGCTGGCTGTTCCTGCCGGGATCGTGATATCGGCAACGGTAGCGAGCTGGTACACCGTGCCATTAATGCGCTCGGTCTGGATAAGCGTCCCCGCCGTCACCGTCACCACATCCCCGGCCTGATTTTTGGTGAAGCGGATCGCGCCTTCGGCAGCCACAGCAGGCTTAACCGTAACGTTTACCGCCCAGGCAAGAAGACGCAGCATTTTTCCGCTGGCCGTGGCAACAAACATATTTCCTAACACCACCGTCACCAGGGCATCTTTCAGCCACATCACCGGCGTGGTGACAATTGCTGTGATAAGTCTCCAGAATGGCGACATACGCGAGGTGTTGGTGATCAGCCCTTCGCCGGTGACAATGGCTTCAAAGCGTGATCGCACCTCTGTTTCCGTGACCGGCATCCCGGACGCTTTCAGCACGTCCTCAAAATCCACCTGCGGTTTTTCTGTCATATATCCACCCGCGTAGAAACAGGCCCAAAATCACTGGTATTAGCCGTCAGCCAAAGGCGCTTATTACTTTCATCGGTAATTTCCACCGACCCCGGCACAATTCTTTCATCATCCTCAACCAGTAATTCAAGCCGGGTTAAAATATCGGCGCGTAACGTGGGGCTGCGCTCTGCAATTAACTCTGTAGCTATTCCGCTTTCAAGTATTGAATGGACGATATCCTGCCCGATACTTACGCGGTTATTGCATAATTCCGGCTCACGCCCTGAATTGAGAGTAAAGTCACCCCCCTGAATTAACAGGTCTATATAAAATAATTCGCTCACTGGTTTAATTCCTGCCATTCCATTAACTGACCCGGTGACACCGTTTCTTTAGGGTAAATATTTACTGTGCCTATGCTGCGGCTGTTATCCGTTACCGAACGGGAATTATTATTAATTGATTTACTGATGCCGCCTTTCTCAATCCCTTTAACCTTCCCACCCGTCAAAAGCACATCAGGTGAAAGCGCGGGCGGCGCGGGGGGAGTTAATAAAATTTGTGGCACCTGCTGAATATTGCCCCCGGCATAGCTTCCCGCTTTCGGGATATAAGGCATTACCTTATTCACTTCCGGCGTTGGCTCAGCAGAAAGAGCAATATCAACACCGGGGATTTTATTCAGCTTTTCAATAATCCAGTTATATGTCCCGGTAAAAGATTGTTTAAGCGTGTCCCATAACTTCCCGAAAACACCCCCGATCACGCGGGCCATATTTTCAAAGGACTCAACCGGGGAATTAATATTGAAGGCATTAATCACATCACCCCAGCCCTCTGTAACGATCCCAAACATTTCAATTACGGTCTGAATGGAACGATAAACCAGCTCAAACGGCGTCAGAATCAGGTCAATAGCCGCCGCCACGACACGGCCAAAAGTCTCCCCGGCACTGGTCACGCTATCCAGTTTTTCGCCGGTCATTTGTACCGGGGAAAGCAGGCTGCCAAACCAGCCAAACAGCGTTTTAACACCGCTCCAGACCCACCCAACCGCCGAAGCGATCCCACTGAATAACCCCTTAAAGGGAGTCAGTGCGCCGCTTGCCTGGCTGAAACCACTGATAAAACCGCTGACAAACGCCTTGATCGGATGCCAGAACTTTATAACTGCCAGCACCACGCCAGCAATCGCCAGCGCAATGGCCGCAATGGGGGCGATCATAAGTAAAAACGAGGCCGACCCTATACGGGCTGCAATACTTGCCGCAAGCACAGAGGCACGCAAACCACGTAACCCGGCTATATATACTTTTGCTGCCGTATTACTGGCAATCATTGCAAGGCGATTCAGCCCCAGCAGCCGGGCTACAGGTGCCAGCACTTTCGATAAGCCCATCATTACAAACGCTGAAACGCCCATAACAATATTTGCCACCGCGCCCGCCGCCGCCATTCCGAGCACGGCCATGGTGACGTAACCCACCACCCGCGCGATGTTCGGAAACATTTGCATCCATCGGGCGAACGTCGCCCCCATATCTGCCAGGCGATTGAGCAGCGGATAAAGCACCGGGATCAGCGTCAGGCCGATCACGGTCTGAATGGCGGTAAGAATGGCGATAAACCGATCCCAGGGCTTCACCATCTTTGCGGCCATTTCCTGCGTGCGCTTCAACCCGTCTGCGCCGCCCAGCTCGTTAATATTGCGCTGTAGCAGGGCCACGTTGCCGTAAAGCTGCTTCACCACCGCCGAGCTGTCACCGAAAGCGTCATCCAGTTCTTTTTGCGCTTTCAGGTTTCCTTCAAGGCTTTTGCCGTATTTGCCCTGTAACTTATTGAGCATTTCCGGCATGGACAGCATTTTCCCCGTTGCATCCGTGAACGACAGGCCGAGCTTTTTTGCTCCCTCTTCGGCACTGGTGAGAAAACCTTCATATGCGCCGCTGGCCTCCGTACCTAAAGAACGCTGTAGCTGTCCCAGGACAGCAAGCTGCTCATCGATCCCGATGTTGAAGTTATTCCCCACGCCGCGCGCGCCTTCCATCAGATCTTTGATGACACCCATTTCCGCGCCGAACGCCTGGCGCATGTACGCCATTTTTCCGGCCAGTTGCTCAGCAAACTGCACTTTTCCCAGGCGCTCTGCATCGCTGCTGAAATTGGCGAACATCTGCCCCATAAATTCGCTGGTTTCCTGCGTTGTAGCCTTCATCGCAAACGCCAGCGTGTTCGCCACGCGGGTGAGTTGCGGCAGATCGTTTGCAGAAAGCCCTGCGATTGCGCCGCTGATATCCGCCGTTGAATTAACGAAGTCCACCGCCGCCGTGCCATATTTCACGCTGAATAACATGGCGTCACGCTGCACGGTTTTAAGGGCGGTGCTGTCAACGCCCCGCGCTGAGGCTTCGCTCAGGGCGTCATACATTTCAATAGCCGGTGTCAGTGCGCCCTTGATTGTCTGCCCCACGCCCCACGCCGCCAGCGCCCCGACGCCGATACGCTTAAAGGCGTCCCGTGATTTATCCGCAAAGCCTTCAACCGACGCCTGCGCCTGCTTAAGCGGGCGCGTTAATTTGTCGATAAGGCTTAATGTAAAATCAAGTTGTTTCATTCTGCGCCTTTAAATGCGATACCAACACCATTCGCTACCGCAACAGAAAAGTATTCCCAGTGACGGTTATCCAGCCAGACAGCAGCGGCAATATCATCAATATTGTCTTCACCGTGGGGCAAATAATGGCGGCGTAATATTAAATACTGGCTGAGTCCATTTGATTCAATCGCCTTAACCCGCGTTGTCAGTTTTTTACTTCGATTTCCAGCTCAGG